ATATTTACCATCTACTCCAATCGATTCCCAATTATCTATCTGATCATCTATTGTTCTGTATATTGGATAAATATCGTTAATCAACCTTCTAACTCCAATACTTTCTTTGCATCTATTTGATTACCGATAATAGCGTCTCTTAATCTATCTCTGCCATCACTATGGAATTTAGTAGTTAAATATGGGTCAGATAGCGTCCCTTCTAGCCAATCAACTACTTCGCCATTTGGATCAATAACTATCTCATCGACATAATTAAATTTATCTAGTATCGCATCGCGAGATGATTCCCGGACTGACTCGACCAGCTCGCTGGGTATATTTGCCTTAACCCAATCAGTAAATCGCTTCTCTGACTTAACCGACCACTTAAACCTTGGCTTGGTCGTAGTCACATAAGCAACTACATCCTCGCCTAACTCGGCTTTAACTCTATCTGCACCTATCTTGTCCATCTCAGCTTGCAGCTCTGCCCTCAGCCTATCCTTGGCTTTCTTAGCCTCATCAGCTATCAGACTGACCGCTGCTAGCTCCAGACTCAGTTCCTTGATTCCCATCTCTTTGCTCCCTTTTCTTTGCTCTGTTTAATCTAACTTCTAGTGAGTGGATATTGATTCCACAGTCCTTGGCGATAAATTCCTTGTCAAAACCCCATTCCATTAGCTGACGGATATATCTAATAGAGTGGGGCTTTGCCATCTTCGTAGGGCCTTTCTAGCGTCTCGTTACCATTCCAGTATCGCACCATCTGCTTCTCAAATCCAGCAGCCAAGCGACAAACTCGGCAGTTTCCTGCCTTCATCTTATAATTACCGCATTTATCGCATCGGGTAATGTCATCCTCTTTACTGGCTACGCGATCTGCTGGATAGATGATGCGCTGAAGGAAGCATCGCTGACATTCAATCAACCATACTTCCTCTGGCGCTTCGGGAATATCGCTCGTCTCGTATCTATGCAACTCAATATGCGGTGTTACTGCTAAGCAAGTTGAGCACTTAAACGGATGAGCATCAGCTCTCATTTCTGAAAGACCCAATGCCCATCTGCACCGATTCTCATCCATCTAGCTGGACATTGGTCTGCTCTGTCTTTGCTAGGGCAGGTGTAGCCTCGATACTCTTTGCCATCTTTAGTTCCAGACTTTAGGATCATTGGCCCTCTGCCACATTTACATAATGGCAGTTCATCAATTACTTCGGCCCCAAGTTTCTCCGCAATATCTGAGACATCCCAGACAATTGGCTCTGGGTCATTCGGTCTTTGCTCCTTAATGAAGGATGCAAGCTCTGGCTTTGTTGTCTGAATCGCCTTCTTTGGCGCTCCAGTCGGCTTAGCGAAGAATCCAGCAAGGTTAAGTGCTCGCCCAAGAGCGCCGGTCTCGGCAAGTTCCAGCGCATACTGTTTAGACTTAGACTCGCTAGATAAACCCGTAGTCCAAGGGTTATTGTCAGCCTCAGTCCGATACAACTCAACTTTAACAATATAAACATCACAATTAGCGACAAGCGATTCTGCCAATGTGTGAGTCTTAATCCGATAATCGGGATATGCATTTATAAACTCCTTTAATCTATCTTGGACACTTACATAATCATCTAGGTAATTCGACATCTAACTTCTCTCTCCCTGCGAAATCACTTATCGCATCGTCTAACTGTTCTTTTAATGAATAGAATGTGCCATCTGGCCAGTTCTGAGCTTCATCGGCGCAAGGCTGGCAATAGAACCTAACTTGTGCTTTGCGAAGCGGTGTTTCGCTTTGGACTTTCCATACTGCTGGCGTCCTGGCTTTCAAATGCCATTCGCCCTTAACTTGTCCCCAGCGATACTTGCAGTAATCGCAGTATTGATTGCTATTATGATTGCGAGTCAGACTCAATGTCGTCCCAATCTTCTGGTGTAGAAAATCTGCATCGACCCAAGATAGCGGCATATCCAATGAGATCGAGATACGAATCCTCGCGCTCTGGACTTTCCAACATTCTTGAGAGTTTGGTCGCGATAGCAATAATCGCCAAGTCAGATGGGTCTCGGAGCTGAATACCGAGTGCCTGACAGATTTTGAAAATGCGTAGAAAATTGTGCCTCGGGTCGCCATATTCAACCCCCCTGTCAAACAGGGTGTCACCAGCATCGTTGATCCAGTCACTTAATGATCTCTGTGTATCGGACACTTGCTCTCCCTCTCTTATAGCCTTGATTGAAAGCTTTGGCTTTAGCTGAGTTCCAAAGACTCCAGATATAAAGGCCGATAAATGGAACTCCAATGATTATTCCTACTACTGCTTCATCAGATAAATTAGGCAACATCTGCATTCACCCCATATTTATCAAGCCAATATGCAGAGATTTCAGCCTTAGATAAACGGCCTCGCAACTGCTTCTTACCCATTCGCTCTTTAGCGAATCGTCTTATTATTGATCCCTTAACCCAATTTGTCTCATCAGTCCAAGCACCAGCTTGCGAGTCAAATCGGATAAGAGCTACTTTATTTATCATTTATGCTCCCTTCTAAACCCTCGAAATGGATTTAGTAGGTTAAATGTATTTGCTTAAATCTATTTAGACAAGTAATAGCTCGGCGAGTCGAATATCTAAAAATCCGCATAGCCTCTCGCTGTGGGCTTTGTTGCTGAAATCGGTGGTAACTGGAAGGCTCTTCAAAACCCAGTCAGGCTCGATTAGAGCCCCTAAATCAAACTGGTATATACCTTTAGGTGTGGCATTGATATAAAGGGTCTTAGCGCCCGTTCTAGCCCTTATATCGGCCAGATAATCCCACTTCTTCTTCTCAATAAGTAAGCGGTCATAGTGCGTTCTACGGCATTTAAGCTCGACATAGGAATCGCTGGTAATGCCATCTGCTCGGTCGGTCGCTGATAGGGGCGTCAAGTCTGGGTAAAGCGACTTGAGAGCCTCGAATAACTCGACTTCTCTGAAGTAGATTAGTTATCTTCCTCGCCATCTTCCCAACCAATTTTCTTTATTGGGTCATCGGCTGGCACTATCCAATCAGGATAAGAGCTACGATCCATAGCGAAAGCCAGCGAAGTGCCTTCATCCATACCAGCTCTGCGACAAGCTTTATAAACTTCATTGGCAGCAATAGCCCAGAAATCAAGCTTTGTTAATGGGGTTTCTTTAGTAGTCCTGCGTCTCTTAGGACGCTTGACTGGCTTCTTATTTACGCGCTTTCGCGTTGCCATTTCTGACCCCTTTCGCTAGGGCCAATTCTAGCTGAGACTCCATCTTATCAAGGCGCGACACTATGGGGATATTTTCCAATTTAATTATGTAACGAAGGCCAGCAATCAGCAAGGCTATAGAGCCTAAGACTGAAGCTACTAAGGTGGCCAACTCAGCCGCTGGCATTAACGGACTTTGCCGTAACGCTCATAATTTGGGTTAAGCCAATTGATGATGCTAGGCAAGACTGAAACTAGAGCGGCATTTGCAATTGCATTGACATCTAGGCCGACTGCTAGATAAGTCGCTAGGGCTGTTGCTAGAAATGTCTTGGCCCAGCTCTCTGCCATCTTTTTTAGGTCGCTCATTAGCTTCTCCTTCGAGGTTGAAATAACTGCCATCTTTGTCTCCCAAAGTTGTAAATGAAATATGGAAATGCGACCGGTGAGGATTGGAGCCTCTGTAAGTTCTGCGCTTCCATCCAAGTATCGGACTCATAATCTTTCCATCGTAGATTATGTATTTAATTCGCTTATCGCCCTTTTTTGCGCATTTACGAATCTTCTCAACTAATGCGTAAGCCTCTTCTTTATGACCTGATAAATCAGAATCAATATCTAAAGCTCTGACGATTCCTCTTGCGTCTGGTATATGGTCAGAACTGCCCTTTGCAAGATGCCGAGCATCAGCCACCCAGCCATCAGACTTCCTATCGCGATCAGGATAATCGTCATCGATTTGCTCCCGAAGTTGAATTCCTGCTGCGCATAATTTAGGCATATTAGTTATTTAGCACAATCCCTCAAGATTATGCTTACCCGTTATAGTTATCTAAGACCGCTTGCGCTGCTTCTTTATCATCTTCACTTACTGGAAGATAAAAATTGCCTTCGCCATC